ATTCTTTTTCTATTTTAAATTTTAATCTTATAAAAAATATATTTTACTAGAATCACGGATATAAAGGGGTGAGTCATATCTAAAAGAAAGTAAAAAAGAATATAAGAATAAATGTATATACAAATATAATAGAATATAGTGTTATTGCCTTTATTTTTTAAAGGATTTAGTTATGCGTTATCTTGCAGCTTTTTTATCAATGCCTAATGCTGGTTCGTGGAATGGACGTTGGAGTGGTGAATCTAGACCATATGTATCATTAATTCGCGTATCAGAAGTTAATAAAGCAAAAATGGAACGTCAATTATCAATCATTGGATCATATTACTATGATTTTGGTGATGGATGGGGTGCAAGCGTAAATATTAAAGAAGTAACCGAAAGTGAATATAAGCACTATAAAAAGATTACCGCTGGTTTTTCTGGTTATGACTGGATGGTTTCATCAATTGTCAAGTATAAGCGTATCGTGAATTCAACGGAAAAGACCTTTTTAGATTTTAAAGAACTTGCAGAAAAACATTTAAACCATGTTGAATTAACTGATCATAACTGTTATGAAGAATTACGGTTTGATAATGGTCGTAATAAATTTAGCTTGCGCTTATATAATCAATATAATGATCATGCAAATGAACATATGTACTTATATGTAGATGGCCGTGAATATTGCAAAGTAACAAGTGCATCATTAAGCTTAATGGAAAGTCTTAAACATATGGCAGATGCGGCTTAATCAGTCGCATTTGATCCTAATTGATAAACATAGACAAACATATATGTTTTATTTAAAACTCCATACAGAGCGAATGGGTGAATCTGATGACTCATAGAAAAATTAATATTAAAGACTTTATTAAATTAAAAGGCGAGCGCAAAGCTAAAAAGATATTTTTAGGGCGTGGCACATTAACTACATATATGTGGTATGAATATAATTTAGAAACAGGTCAGGGTCAAAATATTTATATTTGTATTGATGAGCTATGTAATTATTTTGAACAGGTAATTAAAAATGAAACTATTTGAAGAAATTCAAATTTTAATATCTAAAAGTATAGGTGAATAAATTATGTGTAACCATCATAACAAATATGTACATTTAAATGTAGATCTTAGTAAGTTTAAAATTACTTATTGTGATAATCAATCAATTATTTTTAATCATATTGATGACACAGATATGGAAGATCGTATTCGAGACTCATATGTTGTAATATATTCAGATAGTGCTTGGATGGGCGGCAACATAGGTGTTAATTTATATTTGGATGGATTTACACAAGGATCTGACTTGCAATTAGATCAAGCTTTATTGGAACTTGATAAACATTTTATTAATAAAAAGTAATATGTATATACAAATACATTTATATGTTTTATAATGCCATCAACATATTTATAAAAGGAAAAGAATATGAACTTTAAAATTATTGTAGATGTCGAGGCAACATGTACAAACAAAGATGAATTTCCACGAGATGAAATGGAAATTATTGAAATTGGCGCGGTATGTTTAGATGAGAATGATGAAGTGAGAGATACTTTTCAGTCATATATTCGCCCATTAAAACATCCACAACTTACAGACTTTTGTAAAGAGCTAACTACGATTAAACAAGAAGATATTGATCTATCTTATACATTTAATACGGTTATGCCACAATTTCTTCAATGGGTAAAAAATATTACAGGTCGTAATGACTATATTTTTTATTCGTGGGGTAATTTTGATAAAAATATTTTTAAACGTCAATGTATTGAAGATAATATTGACTCACGTGCATTTTTATCAAAACATAAAAATGCAAAAACATTATTCGCTGCTGAAAATCAACTTAAAAAAGAAGTTGGTGTTGGTGGAGCATTAAAAATCAAAAAAATGAAGTTTGAAGGTACTCCGCATCGTGCTGATAGTGATGCCCATAATATTGCACGTTTGATTAAAACTCTTAAAGCGAGTTAATATGATTAGTTTTGTAATATTTTTAGAAAAGCCGTCCATTAATGGTGGATGGCATGGCGTAGAATTATGCGATTTAAATGAAGCAGGATCAGATATTGATGACCGTTTCATTGGACATAATTCTATATATCCATTTTTTGGATATACCGTTGGTCGATCAAGTCCATATTATCTTGAATATAGTGTTAAGAAATTGCCGTTTATTCAAGAAATTCCTAAACATCACTCTGACGAATTCGATTTTGATTTGGATTATTCTCCAGGTATGTTTTTATTAGAAGATGCTTTTAATTTTGATTACGATCAAATTGCATATAAAGATATTACATATCGAGATGCATTAACTGATACATATTTTGATATGATCAATTTAGCAAAAGAGCTTGGCTTTACTAGAATTCTCTATTACTTTACATAAGGCATCCTAATGGGCTTAGATATTAAATTCATTCCAGAATATAAAAAAAATGGACCGGCTGATGACTGGTCTTATTTTAACGTATCTGAAGGACATGAAGTTTATAAGCTGTTAAAAAATCGTGATTATCAGATATTTGCTTTATTTGGCCCAAAATGGGATAATGAATATAAACATTATCCAACATTGCCATTTTTACATGATTTACCTAAACAAACTGAAGAACGGTTTTTAATAAACACATTTAAGTATAAATATCAATCATACTCGATGCGCGATGTACTTGAAAACATAGAAAAATATGATATTAGCGAAGAATTTGCGTTATATTATGATCCGTTGTCAAATGCATTTGTTAGTACCGTATATATTGATGAAGCTATTGCTTTTGATTATGATCAAATTGCAGTAGATGACATGACTTGGCGTTATCTTTTAGATGACTGGTGGTTCCCAATTATTGACTACTTTAAAAAAGTAGGTGTGGAACAAGTACATATTTCATTTGGATTTTGATATGACTATAATTACATTAAATGATACACTTAAATTTACAGATGATTCAAGTGTAAATTCTACCGGCGGATATGAGCCTCGCCGGCTTGCAAAATATTGGGGCTATGATCAACTACACACGCTTGAATATGTATCAGGAACAGTTGATCGTATTAACTTAAAAAATCATGGCCTATTTGGCCTTATTTCCCATGCTTACAAATACCATAAATCGGTAACTATTAATCCGACTGATATATGGATTCTTATTATTTCCCAGTTTAAAACCATTATCAAAGAGAATGTCGAATTTTATCGTCATTTATTTACGGACTCGCCAGAAAAAACTGAAATTTCGGTTCCAACAAATAGTCTTTATGAATTACCGGTTGAATCAGTGATTGATCGCTTAAACGATTATATTAAATTTGATTCTAAACTTGTTCGTGTAGAATTCTCAACAGATACGCCAATTGCAAATGAAGTAAAAAACCATTTATTATTAGATATGGCATCTCCGTATTTTAATTACAGCATGTTTTTATGTGGTATTCCATCTATTAAAATTGGCGGTGAAGTTGAAGACTGGGAACGCTTAGAAACATCATTCCTACAATTAAATGAAATTTTCTATTTGAAAGATGATGACGAATATTTAAACTGGCAATGTTCAGTAGCCCATATCGCGTCTGTATTGCTCTCTGCGGCAAAAGGCGATTATGATATAGACTTCTTTAGCGATATCTTTACACAGCAAAATATGGGTTCTGGTGGCGATATAGAGATTAAAGGATGGATTACCAGTCTATTTTATAAGTTGCCAAAACTACCAAAGATTGAAAATTTCAATTCTCATATTTCATGTATTGAATATAAGAATACGTCTACAAATAAAAATTACATTATGCTTTCTGGTGGATTCAATTACAAGAAAGACGAATCGGATTTTTATTCTTTAGAATATTCAAAACATATTTTTGAAAAGGTTAAACGAACTAAAGAACAGGTTTATAATCCATAGGAATACAATAAATGAAAAGTATCGGTGATGTAGCATGCTATGCTGAAGACCAAGGCTATTTGTTCTATAATGAAGCGTTAGAGCAATTTGAAAAGGATAAAATTATTCCTGGTTATGAAACGCATGTATTAGAACTTTATGAAGGTATCGGCCGTGATTATGAATGGGCTGATATTACATGTAAAATTTTCGACGGCTTTATTAAAAAATATAATGTAAAATCTATTGTTTTAGATTAACAAAATTATCCTATTTGTAGTAAAATATAAATAGAAATTTTTAAGAGATAAAAATGAAACATCAAATCAATAATCTGAATGTAGACATTGATGGCGTATTATATGATTACGCTGCACAAATGGCATCAATGGATGGTTTTAAATATCAAGGCCGATGGTTTGAATACATTCAAAATAACGGATATAATTTACATGATTATATGAGAGTTAAGTTTGAAGAATATGCTGAGCACGGTCTATTTTTAAATGGTAAACCATGTGATGGTGCTCATGATTTAGTAAGTATGCTTACCTTACTAAAAAATAAGTATAATCTAAAACTTAATATTTTAGGCGCATTACCTTATGACAAGCCTTATAGTAATACAGTACGATGCCATAAAGTTTCTTTTTTAAAAACGTATGGCCTATGGGATAAGTTTGACGAAGTAATTTTTGTAAACGGATCGAGATCAAAAACAGATTATGCTAATAGCCAATCTATTTTAATTGATGATTATCCTCGCACGAAAAAACGATTTGATGATTTAAACTCACCGATGGTTTTATATAGAAACCCATCAGATACTATGAAAGAACTTGAAAAATTTGGTTTAACACTATGAATATTAAGGATCAAGAAATTATTGTTTTAAAGCATTTATTTAATGGTACATTTTGGAACGGTTCTAAATGGATTATTCCTAGCACATATGAAGAGTTAATGGAGTGTAAGAATTGTATTGTAAATAAAACGTTAGGTCAATTATGTGAAGATGCCGGTGTAGATTCATTTCGTTGCATCTTTTCATCTATTATTGTACAAATGAGATTTATTTTTTGACATACTTTGAAATTGTATCACAACAATTTAATAAAGTTAGACCCTCATTAAAAATGTATAAAGAGAACTGGAAAAAAGAAAATAGTGAAATAGAATTTCATGAATATCTTGGATTAACATCTTCTCTTTATACATTGCTTATAACAAATGAAGAAAACTTTTTTAAATTGATGACTTCATATTGGCGACTAACTACTAGTAGCAATATTAAGCTTATTGACGGTTTACCTCATAGATTACGTCGCGGTAAATGGGTGCCTATCAATCTTGATTGGTTAGGACAAATTACTACTCGCAAAACTATTCGTAATAGACCGAGCAAACTTACTAATAAATTAAAAAATGGAAGAAAGCGATGCAAGATCATTTAATTAAATTTCTTAAAAGCGCCAGGTATTATGACTGTGATTGGAATACTATCTATGCAGATACTCCGCGCCAACAATTTTTAAATGCATTAAATGAAAATATTTTATTAGTAGATTATTTTTTAAAGAATTATAATGAATTTGAACGGTCAGCTGAAAATATATTTCATTTAATGCGTATTTCAAATAGATCATTGTTTTTTTCTATTAATGATATTAAAGAAATCCTTTTTAAAGAAACGGATGATTGTACTATTGATTCCATTTTACAGTTTTTAGAAACATATAATTTAGATTATAAAATTGATTTATCATTTTTAAAAAATAAAAAGTATAAGTACAAATGGCTTAAAGACTACGCACATTCTATAGCAGATCATTAATTAAATATACGAGGTAAATAATGTCGATTAAATATTTATTAAGCGAATCATATGAAGGTAAATATTTTAAAATAAAAAGCCCAGATGGCTATTTTAAAGACGGAATTGTTGTTTCAGTTGAAAAAGATTTTAATAATAATTATGTATTTGATCCTATTTTGGCAGATGTATATATTAATTCCAATGACCCTACCTGGGAATTATTAGAAGAATTACCTGAAGAAACTCATATACATCATTGTGATACATGCCGACGCAATTCTATTTCATATATAGATGAATCAGTAGAAGAATATGATTGTGAAGACTGTAGAAATAAACACACTCAATTAAGCTCATATTTAATTGCCGACGATATTTATATGTTTAGAACTAATAATGATCTTAAAATTATTCAATCATTATTAGATGGTATTTCATTACACTTTAATGATGAAGAAACATTATTTAAAACTGAATCTGGTTTAGTAGTTGCTCATACAGAAATGGGCGAATTTGATTCATATCCTACTAAATGGTATAGAATTATCCCGAAAGAAATTATTAAATTTTAATAAAAGTCGTATACATAATTATTATATACGCGTTAAAATGATTTTACTAACGTTATGTTATAAAGACTTTAATTAGTCGTATGAAATCTTATAATTGGATATATGTATTATATTAATTGTAATTGGATATATACAGAAATGTCAAATGTAAGTGAAAAGTCTCGTAAGGTAGCATTGAAGCAATCTATTATTGAAATTAGCAATGCTTGGCTGCAAGCCGAGTCGCATAATTTACATGCTAAAGAAGTGATTAAACACGTCGCTGAAGAGTATGAAATGGATAAAGCTTTAGTTAACTCTCTTGCGAAAATGTACCACAAGCAAAACGCCAATGAAATTAAAGCGAAAGCTGATACAGTAATTGACGAATATGAATCTTTATTTGGCTCAACTGACGAGTAAAGATTTAAATGGGAGGATCTTCGGGTCCTCCTTTTTATTGCTTAAATAATAATAAAATTAAAGGAGTGCTTATACCATGAGTGCTAAATTGTTTGCGATACAAATTTTTGCTTGGCTAGCGATTATATTATTAAATTCTATTTTAGTATATGCATATTTTAATTTCATTATTGTTGATTTATTACCACATTATATGAATTTTCAGATACCTTTAATTGCTATATTTTCAACATTCTTAGGAATATACATTTTCATAAATAATTTACAAATACCTTTTTTTGATTATAGTATATTAACTACTGAATCAACTGATGAAGATATTGAATTATGTATACAGCTTGAATTGGCTGATATTACATATCATTTAATGCAATCCGGTGGACTCACAGCAGGTCTAATCATTTTCATGGGCATATTTGTATGACCGATAATTTAATAGATGCATCGGATTTATTAGAAGCGATATCTAATAAAGATTTACCGGCAGCCGTACGTTATAATAAGCGTAAAGTTGTTTTCTTAATAACGCCGGATCCATTTGAAAATCATAATAAGATAATGGATTATTTGAGGTACGGTATGCGATGCGCCACTGATTCAGGCCGTAGAACAGAATGTCCTGTTTTATGTTATACCATAAAATTAGGATTATATGGATTTAATCAGTGGAATTTGCAGGCAGGTCCATTCTCACAACAACAACTGTTTGATATGCAAGTATCACAGATGTTAAGATGTAATTATGTTGCTGTATATGGTAATGAATATACAGAATCAATGAATAGATTATTAAACGTGGCGAAGCTAAATATACCACGTATAGATTTTAGAACACTTTAGGAACATACTAATGCTATTAATGACCAAATATATCGATGATCAAGGATTTTTAAAAAATATCTTTTTTAAAATTTCACATAATATTAATAATGCTGAACAGCTTAAAATTTTTAAGTATACTATTTTAAGTCAATATAATAGTAATGTATTAATTTTACGTGGTATTTCAGACTTTGGTAAATTAGTTACTTCATCATCTCGCTTAATTACCGATCAATATGATATTGATATTAACGCAAATAATTTTAATATTCTTACTTTGCCAGAACCGGCATTTGGATCAGCTGTTGAATGTATTACTACAAACTTGACATTACAAACGCAAATTGAATGTCAAAAAGTACAATCTTATTTTGAAAGTATCAGAATTAAGTTAGTACCAATTGATACTAAAGCTGATGCATTAGTTGTTTTATTAAATGAAATTCGTAGTAACGGTATCCATACACATAAGTATGAATTAAAATTTGAATTTTCTGAAGACTGGTCTCCGACTTGTAATACATGCCAAACTGGCATGCAATATCTTCAGCAAGAATTAGCTAAGTTATCTGAAGAATTATATTGTGCAAAAGATATGTTTAATTTAGACGGTCGTATTATTACTGATCTTTCCGTAAATAATATTAGTGTACTTAAAGACGAAATTAAGTTATTATTGACTAATGCGTTATTAAATGCACGGGTACGAGACTTTACTATAACAGATGTATCAGATACAATTGGAGAATTTGGAGATGAAACATAACTTTGTCGCTAAACACATGAACGATGTTTGTAAACCTGCTGTCATGGTCGATCGCAAGAAAGATTCTAAAAAAGGTAAACAAAAACATAAAGTAAACTACAAAAAGGACCTTAATCGGTCCTTTTAACATTTATAGTAAAAGCAAAAAGTCTCATACTAAATAACAATAAAAAGGTATTCTCAAATGAGTTTTGAACAATTTTTAACTGAAGCAGCTGAACCGCCATATGAAACAGTTAATACGGATCAATTAAATGTTTTACGTCAAGAGATTGATCGCAGCGCATTACGTGTAGAATTAAATAAAAAGTATATTGATAAATCCGATCTTAATATTAGTTTATTTAATAATGACTATTATATTGGCGGTATGCGATTAGATAATGATGATAATGTTATTGTTAAAGTTGCAATTATAGTTGAAGTAACTGAAGAAGACGGTTATTTATATTATAAGATAGCAAATATTGTATATGATATCAATCAAAATAAAATTATTAAGATAATTGAAAATGATAAGATTCGTGATGAAAATTGGAAAACAGTTCAAGGCGAAATTTTAAAAACCGCCATTAAATTATAAAATTACATACATTTTAAAAAATACGGCTTATTATATGAGTCGTATTTTACATTTAAGGCGTTATTATGTCATATTCTTCAATATACATTATTGATCAAGATACTCCTTTATCAAATATAATTAAATATTCAAATAGCTGGTTATTCGCACCAGTTGTATGGGAAATTATTTTAAATTCATATATCCAGGATGAACTACGTACATCATATGGTATTGCTAAAAGTTTATTTACTAGTGATGGTGATCACTTATTCAGGATAACAAATAAAGCAGTTAATAATTCTTCTATTATGTCTGATCGTGTGGCATGGGAAGTATCTAATCAGCAAATAATATTAGTTAAAGATAAAGAGTTTATTGCCGATTCTTTATTAAAATTTGTAGATGATCATAAAAATGATGTAATGCTTTATAATAAAGAAAATAATTTGGAATATGATCATATTGCAAATAGATTTAAAAAAATTGCGGAAGATATCAGAAATATTGATTCAGATAAAAAATATTTTATTTTTAAAAACACTTCTGTTGATGATAGTATTGAATATTTCTTTACCCAACACGATGAAGAACTTGATGATTTTGTTCCACTCACATTAGAAGAAGCATCTAAAGAGTATGAAATGGAATTGGTTATTTTTTCAGACGATTATTCTAAAATGGATTTTATTAGTTCAAATAATCCAGAATTTAAACTCTAAATAAATATAAAAACTTTTTGGGGATTAAATTAATCCCCATTTTTTTCGTATAAATAAAATAAAAATAATGAGGTTTAGGCCAATGCGATATTATTCATCTACACAACCAGGTATGCCACAATTACGCAATGGCGACCCATGGGGTACTTTGGCTGATCTTTTAAAATATGTAAATGATATTAATAAAAAATATCTTATTAATTCCATGGAAAAACAAGCGGATAATAATTATATTAGAATAAACGTTGATGAAATTGATTTGGTTAAAGGTCAAACAATATTATTACCAAACTCACCTATACAAGCTACCATTATTAATAAAACATTTGAATATATCGATGTTTTATTAGTCAATCGTGCAGATGACGCAATGCCAGATGAATTTCATATAGAAGAACCAGATATGTATATTACATATATTGGCCTTGGCATGCAAACACAACAAATGGGTGATAATGTTGTTTTATTTAAAGCAAATAACTTTAATTATGGTTTTATAATAAATGACGCCGATCCATCAAACGATATATATACATATCAACAAGATGGTAATCATTTAGCAAATCCATCGGTTGCTATAATGTCTACATCAGAAGAATCCCTTTTTGTATACCCACAGATTGATGAAGCAATGGTTACGTCAATTGGTATGGATGGGGCAATTGAGTCTGAAGATAATCCTAATATTTTACATAATGGCGTTACTAAATGGACATATCAACGATCAAATAGACAATATATTGGCGATGGTACAGAATTTAAATTTTCTGTAATTAAATGGCATATATATGGAGACGGTAATAGCATATATATATTTTTTGATAACCCTAATATTATTAATAAAAATTATAGAACATATGGGTATTTCTTTTTGGCTACATATAGCCAAGATGGAGGGTCAATTGCAATTTTAAATTCATCTTTTCAACGAAAAGATGAAAGCTTTTATGAAAACTATAATAATAGTATGGCTCATTTAGTATCAAACGCATTTGCTCATAAACAACCGTATGATGATGTCGAATCATTTGATCAATATATATATAGTCCGTTGGAAACTAATCATACAGTAGGTATATATAATGAACAAATAATATCATTATATATGGCACCATTATTATATGCAAAAGGTTATTCAGGCCAATTTGGAGGCGACTATGTATCGCGACCAAAAATATTTAGTCCGTTTGCTTTTTATAATAATGATACTGATGAATTAATTGCCATTGCGCAAAATATGTATTTTTCTCATAATTCTAATGTTACACAACATCATAAATCTTTTACATTTATACCCATGTATGATTATAATGGTAATGATCATTATTATTCTTATATTAAATTTCCACATATAGAATTTACTCACGTAAATGCTTATTTAACAAATAGCTTTAATCCATATATTAAAATAGAAAACGTATCTATATTTGTTGATCTATTAAGCCAACAAATGACTTCACCAGAATATAACGAACCCTCTATAGAAATGCCACAGTAATAGGTAAATGCCGGTGATATATAATGAAATAAAATTCGCATTAGGATTAATGGAAGGAGTATTGGTATTATTTCGCCTTTATATATGGCATTAAAAAATGAAGAAGATGTATTAACAGATTTTGATATTATTACAGCAAATAATAAATATTATAGACTGTCAGCTGCTTTAATGTTAGACCCTGCATCGGATAATACAAGTCCTGATAATCCATTAGGTCAACAAACTATATTATCATATAATGCAGAAAATTATGGCGACTTTTTATGGGTATATACTATACCAGGTCAAAATATAATAGGTGGTACATTATATGGCAATGAAGGAGTATCTGAAAATTTTGTTGTACATACTAATATTATTCAATATGAAATACTATTAATTGATATAATTCGATTAGATGATAAACTATTTATTATGATAAATAATAAATTATTGGCATATAGACAAATTACTATACCAGGTATTAACTTAGAAAATATAGCAGCAGATACAAAATATAATTTATATATTGGGACAGGAAATTATTTATCGCCATATAATTTTTCACTATTAAATGGTGTTATATTAATGGTACTACATATTCCTATTATTCAATCTTCTAATAGTATTATGAAGACATATTATAAAAACAGCTTTAATATGTTAATTTCAGATGTAAAATTGCCAATTAATGATGTATTAAAAGAAGCTGGCTATTACGATTATTTATTATCGCCCATTAAAACGACAACTCATTCAGATAAAATTGAATTTACACAGCCGAAAATAGATAATTTTATTACTATTGATAATTCACTATTATATAATGTAACAAATGATAATTTAAATTTGCCGCCTTTCAGCTTTAATAAATTTAAATATAATTTTTATATAGATAGAACTAGTGAATTACCCGCTGTATTATTTGATTCGCGCGACTATAACGGTTTATTATTATCTATAACACAAGGCACATTAGATATAGATTATGGCGGTTATACTAATGGTGAGACAATAGATATATCAAATGAATTAAATGACGGTATTAATACTTTTGAAATATATTTTACACAAAGTTATACTCTTTTTATTAATATAAATAATTACCAATATTGGCGTACCGATGCATATGGAGTATTATATTCAGATATCAATATAAATATTGGTACAAGCGCTAATATACATGATACCGATTTTAACCCATTATATATTAATAATATGTCTTTTTATGATAATTATAATGATGCTAATGAGTTATATGATACATTACCTGATATAAATGATCAGTATTCATTTATTAGTGAGTCACAATTGATATCTATAAATGAATTATTTATGCTTATGACTATAATTGAACCTCCTGAATATAGAAAGGAAATTACAGTTATGGAATCTAAAGATTCTTTTGTCAAAAATATAAATTCAGGCTTTAATAATATTCACGCTATTAGTGAAGGATATCCAGATTATACATTAGATCTATATAAAGATAATATTCTTTTAAAAACAGGTATTGGAAAATTATTATTTAATAGTAGCGATTATAAAAATTATGTATTAAAAATACGTGAAACAGGTCGTATAATTAAATTACCTCATTTATATTGTCCATATACAGGATATTTATCAGGCACAATTAATTATGATAATACTTGTGGTGTAACTGATTTAGTTGTACATTGCTATAGATCCGACTCGCATGAATTTATTGGTGAATTTCCTGTTGTCAATAATAAATATAGAATAAATTATTTGTATTATGATAAACAATATGACGTAATATTAGTTGATAAAAATAAAGCGATTGAGAATCAAGTATCATCAAATCGTAATCCGAAGATAGACATTGATATAACAGTACCAGATATTATATCATTGTGGATTAATTATACAGATGACTTTATCTATATTCAAGTTAATATTCCTTATACTATTGAAGTTGGTACTACAACTATCAAAACAATGGTTGATACGCTTACATTATATATAAGCGATACACCTATTAATATTAATGATTTAAATAATTATACGTCGCAACCAATTAATTTTTCTTTATTTAATATGCATCAGCATTCTATTAAAATACCTAATGAGAAAAAATTATATTCGTTTTGTATAAAAGGTCAATATAAGGATACTAATTCATATAGCGAAGTTGTTACATTAGATACGTCTAAAAAATTAATATTAACAGTAGAGACATCGCAGGACGACGAATGAGTAATATAATATTTAAATGGAATGGTCAAGATTTCCTGGATAGCAATTATTCTGCAATTTTTGATAATAAAAATACAATTGTAATTGGCGAGATTCCTGTAATAGATGGTTTTTACAATATTAATATAGATAATTTAGGTGAATATAATAATCAGTACAGTTATAATTATAATAATTATAATACGTATAAATTACATGTTACATATAATACATATGAAATAAAATCTAATGAAGCTACCATTTATATTGGTGACAGTAAATGGGATATTACAAATCTTATTAATGAAGATAATAAAATTATTTTTATCGATGGCGACTGTACATATCAAGATGGTATTTTAACTTCAAAATTTGATGATAATATTAACTTTAAGCAAGATGATATTAAATATAGACCTGATTTAAAAACTGATAATATTAAATATTTTTCTTTCAATAAAAATAAATACTTAGAATTATCTGATCCAACTATTTTAGCAGATAAATCATCTATTTCTATTTTTGCAATAGTTAGATTAAAAAAATATGATAATACTAATATTAAAGCAAATCCAATTTTTAATATTGATAAAACATTAGATTTAGCTGTATCGTCCAATTCTATAAATAAAGTGACTTTGCATAGTCATTTAAATGATAGTAATGGTGCTATTAATAATACGTTTATGTATATAAATGAATGGATAATGATATATGCTGGAGTAGACTATGAAAACAACCGTTCAATTATATATACGAATGGCGGACTGGATAATACGATTAATGATATTTTTGATTCATCGTCTTATTCTGCAGAAAATATTATATCTTCCTTTATTGGTAAAGATAATAATAATAACTATTTTAATGGTGATATTGCATCATTAATTATTTTTCCAAACCAATATTTTGGAGATACTAATATATCGCGAATATTTGGATGGGCTGCACATAATTATAATTTAACACATAAATTAATAGATTCACATAATTATAAATTTGAATATCCTACATTATTAAATATGTATGATATTGAAGTTTATTATAGCGATATACTAAAAGGTGTATTAATAAAATGGTATACCGACTATACTGAAGAAGTAATTACTATTTATAGAGATGATATGTTATTATATGAAGGTTCCGTTGGCAAACTTTCAATTATCGATGATTCAGTATATTTGGGTGATTTTGCTCGATATAATATATTTTTTCAAAATAATCTAATATATAGTAGCACTATATTTATAGGTAAAATATGGACACCACTGTATTATAATGACCATGCTTTATATTTAAGCGGTAATAATATTTTATTAGAGAGCAATAAAATTACAACTGCATATGATTATATTAATGATTTTGACTTTATACAAACAAATATATCTAATAGACCAAAAAAAGAAGTTTTAGAACTTGGTTATAATGGAAATACGGTTGAACATGTTGAACAGTCTGAAGCAGAATTTACAAATGACCATCTAAATGAAATAAATGCCATTACATTTAACAAATCTCAATGGCTGGAAAATAGTACATACATATATAATATAGATAAAACAAAAACATTAAGTATTTGTTTATATAAGTCACATCCATATATTTATAATAATAATGAACCGGCACCAATGTCAACGCTTTCGGTGGATGATGTAATCGAAGATGAAAGTGAAAATACGTATGTAGATTATATAAAATATAATTCATACCTTAATATTGGCGATCGTATTTATTTTATAAAAAATGAATGTTATATAATAAATGAAAATAACGAAATATTATCTACTATTAAAGTTTCAAATTTTGACTATGAAAAATTTAATATGATAGTATTTACATTTGATTTTTCAAATAATAATATTTTAACTAAATATATAACTGAATATGACGATGAAGACCACTATACTTCATATTTAAATAATGATTTTACATTTAATAACACAATTTATCTTGGACAAAATGATATACGTATCGCAGAATTATTAATACTTAATTCGGGTGAAGATATTTTTAAATTTGCAGATAATTTAAATTATAGACTTGGTGAAAGATTAAACCCCACTATTTTTACTGGACTTAATAATCTTAATATTATACCGAATAATAATAATTTTAATGAATGTATAATTACATGGACGACTGATTATAATTTACCTACAAAAATTTATAGTCGTGGTTTAAATGATACGGATTTGACTTATTTAGGTACAGCTACGGCATTAAAAAATAGTTTTAATGCCGTAGCTAATACAATTACTATATTTGATATAGAACATAATAATGAAAATTATGATATTCCATATTATCCATATATTAAATCAAATGATAATGAGATTTTAAATTTACGTTATTCAACGGGCTTTAAAAATAATGCGCCTGATATACATGGCGGCAAAATTTTAAAAAATGGTTTGATGGTAAATTCAAATTATAACTATTATGATGAGCGTTTTTATATTGACGAATTAGATGTAACAAATATTTACTATCTTGGTAATTTATATAGTTCTAATTTTTGTTTAGAGCTATGTACTATATCTAATAATATATCTAGACCTATTATAATAAAAGCTAATAACAATAATAAAATTACTATTGAACCCGCTTCAATATATAGTAATAGTATGTATATTCCAGGGCTAAAAATCACATTTGGCGAAGGTGAATTATTATACGAAATACCACTATTATTAAACACATATCATATAATGGTATTAAAAATAGAAAATGGATTTAAAATTTATGCAAATGGCTTATATATGGGATCGGCCACCACGGATAATCCAATATATTTTGATGAAACATATATAGAACATACAAATTATTATTTTAAATCATTTAAATTTTCAAAGGAATGTCCTTATAATATTACTACTAAATTTTTGCCGTCATATAATGTAGTCGATATGTATTTATATAATGTAGATTATATTAAAACGGATAATAATTTAGATTTAAAAATTGATATTAATTTAGATAACCAATATTTATATAAAATAATATATTCAGAAGATAATTTTGTGAATAGTAATGTAATTATAAGCGAAGGCATTTATACTGATACTTTAAATGTAAATGCAACAATTACAGACGATACTTTAGAGCGAATATATATAAAAACTATTATACTTGATGCTTATGGGCAAGAAATAAATAGTAATATAAAAATTTTGATGCTAAAAAATGTAAACTTTAATATTATATCTGTTCCATTTGGACCAGGAGGACCGCCTCAATGAAATCAATTCTTATATTAACACATGAGGATGGCTATCGCTCGTATAATCAAAATATATTAAATGGTACTATTTCTAATTTAAACGAAGCATTAAAAACATTTGGCACTATTACAGTCCTTAATGTTTTACATGCAGAAGTAACACCAGAATCTATTATAGATTTATATTATTCAGTTGATCTTGTAATAATGGTGGGGTTTAACCCAGACACGACTAAAACAAATAATATTGTTAAATTATTATTATTAACAGGTATTCCTATTATAGTTGGTATTTCGACACTAAACTATAATGCAACATATGGATATTACGGTCTTGGAAGTAGTGGGTATACAGAGAGAAGTGTTTATTCATCTACTATTGATACTGCCGGTAATGATATTTATATTAATAATTATATTAAAGATATAAAATCTAAAAATATAAGTCCTGTTTATTCAAGTCCTTTATATTCTATACCATCCTTAAAAATACCATTATTATATTCAAGCAGTAGTTCATACCATATTATGGGTATGTTACCACGGGTTGGAATACTGCATTAGGTATTGTACAAAAGGCCCCATTAATTTATATGGGTTTTATTAGACCATTTAGTTATTATAATAATGATTCACTTACTAAGGATGGATATATTGCTATATTTAAAGACGTATTTAATATAATAGATGGATATGAACATACCACATACTTAGTTAAGGGTAATGTAAAAGTTGATAATGTGCCACAAGAAAGAAATTTATCTTTGCTTAATTCATCTAATAATACAGTTTATAATACTAAATCAAATATGTATGGCGATTATGTTTTAACTACTACGACACGTCCACCTTTTAAAGCCGTATGTTATCCATCTTCTATGGATAATACTAATGAAATTGAAGTTGAAAACGCCAATTACTATGTAAAATCTAAATCAATTGGTAGTGGTGGCTATGTAAATATATTTGCTCTTACTTCTGTTAATAAACCGTTGGCTATATATATAAGTGCATTAACAAATAGTGATATTAAAAATACATTAGGCCAGCTTATTTATAATTACAGAGAAGTTGCAAATACAGGTCAATATACTACTTCTTTTTATAAGTATCAAGTTGTATCATTAAATTTGAATATGCAATATGGTGAAACTAATATAGAAATGTATTTTGATTATGATATATTAGATAAAAGTAATATATCTTTTAGTA